CTAGTCTAATACCTACGATAGCATCATCTGTATTTGCTGTTGCTCTTATGTCTGCCAGACTTGCATCTATGTCCTTTGTTATAGTTCTTTCAAAATCTTGTGCCATTTATCCTTCTCCAATTATAAGGCTATTGCCATAGCTGTCGCAAATCCTTTAGTTGCTGAATCTCCTGAAGCATATGTCTTTATGTCTGACGCAGGTATTTGCTTTGTAGTTGTGCCATCAATTATTAGTATTGCATCTGAGTCAGCTACTGTAATAGATGATGTAGATTTAGCTGAACCATCTAGTAAATTTAATTCCCCTGCTGTTGAGGTTACATTTGTTCCACCAATGTCAAGTGTTGTCATTGAGACTTCACCTGCTACTGTGGCTACACCGTCTGCTAATGTTATTAAGTCTGTGTCATCTGTGTGACCAATGGTAGCACCATTAACTATTACATTGTCTACTGTAAGGGTAGTCAGTGTTCCTAATGATGTTACATTCGCTTGTGCTGCAGTCTGTAGTGTACCAGATAATTGTGTAGCTGTCAACCTTCCTGTGCTTGGATTGTAGGTTAAATCACCATCTGATTCTAATCCTATGTTACCACCGTCTACATCACCACCTGATGTGAATATGATAGCGTTATCTTCGTTTGTGCTTTCATTGTCACTAATGGTTACTGTGGTAGCTACTGTAGCTGTTGATGCTGTTCCTGTTAAGTCCCCTGTTACATTACCTTCTATGTTAGCAACAAGCGTACCTGTTGTCATATTCAGGTTGCCTGTGCTACTTGCATTATCTGTTGTAGTACCTAGTGCAAACTTATCTGCTGACTCGTCCCACATAAATAGAGCATCATTACCTGTTGACCCTCTTTCAATGATGATACCAACATCGTTAGAGTTTGAGCTTGCTCCACTGTTTAAGCCTAATAGACTATCTTTTACAGTTGTGTTTGTTGTATCTATTGTTGTAGTCGTGCCATTGACAGTAAGATTACCTGCTAGGGTTAAGTTACGAATACCTGTATAATCTTTATTAGCATCTAGGATAACAGCTTTAGATGCAACTGCTGTACCTATAGCAGTGCTACCTATATCTAGGGCATTTAGCTCTCCCACAACTGCCGTAATACCATCTAACGTGTTTAACTCTGTGGCTGTGGCAGTGACTGCAACATCTTCGTTAATCTTTGGTGATGTTAAAGTTTTGTTTGTAAGTGTATCTGTTGTGCCTGTACCCACAAGAGTAGTTGTGGCTGTCGGAAAACTAATTAATGCTTCAGAATGATTTATCTTGTTAGAGCCAAGTACAACAGCGTGGTTACCCATATAGGCGTGTGCTGAACACTGATAATATAATATACTCGGTGTGTCTTCATCGACATCAATCTGTGTGTATGCTCCTGCATTTCCCGGAGTACCACTTGTTGTAACACCTGTTGTAAATGCTGTGGTTTTATCAGCATCTAAATAAAATCTTAATGGGTGTCCACTGTTACTGCTATCTGCTTGGTCAAACTTATAGTAGTATCCTGAATCAGAGGTTACGTTGTCTACACCGTGTAGAGTAAGAGCAGGTGATTCTACACCATTTATAAAATATGCACTACTACTTCCGTCACTATAGTAAGGATGTGCAGCTGTTTTGCTTGTCACGGTAACTGTAAGGGTTACAGGTGCTGATGAACTTCCGTATATACCTACGTGTGAGTCAGCAGAGCTTACACCTATATCTTCTAAATCCTTGCCCTGTGCATCTAAGTCACCACCCAACTGTGGAGTTGTATCTTCTACCACATTTGATAGATCCACACCACCAATAGCCAAACCTGACACGATTGTGCTTCTTGTTATCTTCTTGAGTCCACCACCTGATGTGTCCACAGCTAGGAAGACATCATCGTTAGCTACTGTAGATATTGATGATAAGTCCCCTACAGCTATAGAGTTAAAGTTTGTACCGTCTGCAACAAGTAAGTTACCTGCTGTATTAGTTCCCATAGTGATGTCATCACCTGAAACTGTCAAGTCCCCTGCTATTGTTACAGTACCATTTGCTAGTGTTATTAAATCTGTATCGTCTGTATGCCCTATTGTAGCACCGTTAATTACAACATCATCTATATCAAGTGAGCCACCTGTGATTAGACCTGTGGTGGTTATTGCAGAAGAGCCTGTGTCTATTGTGCCAAAGCCAGAAGTAATACTACCACTGTTTAATGCACCAACAGTTGTGGCTGCAGTTGTAACAAGGTTAGGCATTGCTGTGATTTCATCGTCTAGGTAGGCAGCTAAAGTTTGCACAGTAGTTTGTGCCATAGTGCCACCATGATTCATTACAATACCATGTCCGTCTGATACAGCAGTTGTTCCTATAGATGTGTTACCATCTACAATGTTTAACTCAGTAGCTGTAGAATCTACGGCAGCTAATTTTGTAAAGTCAGCCTGTACTAGCCCTGATACACCATCAAGCAAGTTTATTTCTGCAGCAGTTGCTGTTACACCGTCAAGTATGTTTAGTTCTGCAGTCGTAGATGTTAAAGCAACACCACCTAGTGTAAGTGACCCTGATACATCTAAATTACCATTTAGGTCAACCGTAGTAGCTGCAAGTTGTATCTCTGTATCAGCTACAAGGTCTAGCTGTCCGTCTGTGCTAGAGTTGATGTATATAGCTGTGTCACGGAACTGTAGCTTTTCTGTAGACGCTACAAGTATGTCATCAGAGAACTCAAAGTAGTCCTCGTCTTCCATCCACTTGAGTACACCGTCAGATGTTTCACCATCAAAGGTTACTGTTATATCTGTTCCTGCTGTCCCTGCACCAAAGGTAAGTGTGTTACCTAATAGCTTCGTTATAGGACCACCTTCTGCAGTAGTGCCATCATGTGTGTGTCCTGTTGAGGCTGCAAAGGCGGCTAATAACTGATTAAACTCGTCATTAGTATGTGCCGCTGTGATTGTATCCCCATCAGAGTATGAAGACTGTCTTGTGTACGTTGCTCCCATTTACCTTCTTGCTCCTAATTGATATTCTAGCTGAAATCCTTTTAACGAGTATGGTGCTGTTTCTCCACCATCGTTTACTCTTAGTGCTACGGCAAAGCCTGAACCTTCTACTGCCTGTCTTACAAGTGGCTGTGATGCACCGCCATATGTACCCACTAAACTAGAAGATGCGCCATATGTTGTTGTACCATATACAGCTGCAATATCTCCTGAATCAAGTTCATATGCTGCAGGTCGTGCAGAGTCTGCTGATTCGTAGTCGTATCTTAAAAATAAGTCAGCATCTATTGTAGATTCAGGTGCAAAGTTTACAATCACACGTTGCATGTGCTTTCGTATACCTGCGTCCCCAAACGTCATGTCAGGACTTCTGTACTTAGCATTTATAGCTGTGCCATCAAACGTGTTGCCCTGCTCTTGTCTATAAACGTATCCGTTTGAGTAGTCACCGTGTAAAACTATAACATCTCCTGCTTTTACAAAGCTATCCGTTGATGCAGGTTTTATTCCTCGTAGTTCAGAAAACTCAAATGTCTGTCCTTTTAAAACACATGCTACACCCTTTGTGCTATTCTGTGCCGTGTTTGCCTTTGTGAAGAACATTCTGTATTGTGTTCTATCTGGTATTACTACACTTTCAAACTCAGATGCACTTGATAGGTTTTCATCAAATATAGACTGCACGTTAGAGCTTATTGTGCCAAGTTCAACGTCACCAATTCTTGCTGTACCTGCAACCGTTCTCAAACCATCAGGACCTAAAAATATTAAGTCACCTGCAAATTCTTGTATTGTATCTCCGTTTATACAACCAATGTCTCTCGTTACAGCAGATATGGCAAAATCACTAGAACTACTGCCACTCAGTTTAAATATTCTGTTTTCACAAAAGATAAATAAATTATCACGAAAAACTTTTAGTCCTGTTATGGTGTCATCAACTTTTATACTTCCTGAACCACTACCAAAAGCATCTTCGTCAAAGGGCTGACTAAACACTAGGGTCTGTGGTGTTGTAGACTTACCTGCATAAAACATGTGACTTCTAAACGCTGTCACAAACTTAGAACCTGCTACGTCACTATTACTTACATCTGTTGCTGACATTGATGTGTTAAAAAATGTAGGAGCATTAGTTCCATCTACTACTATAAGCTTATCGTTACCATCAAAGTTGTATCGTTCAAAGTTGTACTTGCTTGCACTTGTTCTGCCACTATCTCTTTCAGTCCAACTACTACCACCTGCTGTAGCAGTAAATATCTTTTCACCTCTAGCCGCCACAACCAAATCACCAAAAGTTGCAACCATTAAAACTTTTTCACTGTCAGAGCTTGTGCTAGGTACTACAGCACTTACGTATTTGCTAAACCCATTTATTCTTCTGTAGCCACCTTCGATATCAGGCTCAAAGTTCTGTAGCTCTAGAGCTTCACCGGGTTGCATCATAAAGGTAGACCTGTTTAGAACCAATCCACCTTGGCAGTTAAATGCTGTTGGCTGTGTTTGGGATAAGTCGGGCATACTATAATGCTCTTAATACTGAAGTAGAGTGTGACGAATTATTTCTAGGTATATATGTTGAACGCACATACTCAAACTTATTTACTTGCAGTGTTTGTATATTTTTAATACCTTGCTCAAATCGTGCAAAGTTAAGTTGATACTGTCCTGTTTCTCCTCTGTACTGATACACAAAAGCCGTAGCCCCATCTTCTATAATTGCGTCATACTGTGACGGTATACTTGTAGTATCCCCATGTGCAGAAAGCGTAGTAGGAATTGTGTAGTAGTCAAACTTTATAGAATACTTTTTATTTGGAAAGGGATAAAGCAAGTAGTTATTATCTGCTGTTCTTATTATGTGAGTTGGGACACCACCACCATCAAACTGCGTAACAACAACACCACTGCTGTGCGTTGTAGCTGTAGTAGAGCTTGCCCCACGAGTACAGCCTGTTAATGTATTTGTACTTATGCCTGTATAGGTTATCTCTTCATTATCAATAAACACAGTGCCTGCGCTGTCAAATCCTGTAGCACTTGTTAAGTCTATTTCTGTTTCTGTTGCATCAATGGCTTCTGCAGCCGTTGTAGAACTAATTTCATCTTCTTGCGTTATAAAATGATTTATGTAGTCGTTGTAGTTTAAGAGAGCTAACTTGCCCCCACTTACAGATAAATCACTATCTTTTACTATTCTAACTGTGTTATAATCTACTGACTTTGTGCTAGTCGGTAGGTCATAACGCACTACACCTGCTGTAAGAGTTTTTGTTTCAGTTGCGTGATTAAATGGGTAATTAAATTCTTTTTGATTAAT